TATATTGGGCGGGGCTATATCCACCAACAAGGAGAAACATGGCATACGTATTTACACCACCTACAGTTGATGAAGCACCTGCTGGTTTTGGTTGGCTATTCTGGCGTTTTAGAATTGCACGTGGCGATACAATCCTTGTATATGGCACATCCATTGTACGTGAACGTACACCTGGAGTAGATGAAACACAGGCAGCTGATTATTGCTACCTTGGCGGACATGAATATGTTCTTAGCCTAAATGAATATAACATTTTAACCAATGCTGGATATGGTCAATATATTACCACAGTCCCAGATACTCAAGTTTAAGAGGCAAGAATGCAACCAGGCAGATATAATATTACCGTTGTAAACGGTACAACCTTTACACTTGCACCGCAATGGCTTATTAACAATCTTACTGTAGATCTTACAGGCTATACCGCTGATATGCAGGTTAGAGATGTTAGCAACAATCTTATTGTTGAATTGTCAACTGCAAATGGTAATGCAGTTATTACTCCTGCACTTGGACAAGTAACCTTTACTTTAACTGCTACTCAAACTAGCGTAGCAAATCTACCAGCTGGCAACTATAATTATGCAATTAACTTAACTGATTCAGCCAGCAACGTTTATCAAATTTTGCAAGGAACATTTAGCGTAGTAACAAGTGCGGTGCAATAATGTCATACAGCAACATTAACTCAATCTCAGTTGTTATTGTTCCAGAAACTACCAATGTCTATAACGTTGGCACTACACAAAATAGAATTATTGAATTAGGACCAATCGGTCCACAAGGCATACAAGGAGCGACAGGTGTTACAGGAGCAACAGGACCAGCAGGAACAGGCGCTACTGGAAGCACAGGAGCGACTGGCTCAACTGGAGCCACAGGCTCTACAGGAAGCACAGGCTCTACAGGCGCAACAGGATCCACAGGTTCTACTGGACCTACAGGTAGTACTGGCAGCACAGGGCCTACTGGACCAACTGGGTCAACAGGAGTAACTGGTGCTACAGGGACTACTGGTAATACTGGCGCTACTGGCAACACTGGTTCTGTGGGTGCTACTGGTTCTACTGGAGCCACAGGACCAACAGGATCAACTGGCGGGACTGGGGCAACTGGCTCAACTGGAGCGACTGGAGCTACTGGCGCAACGGGAACAGGATACTCAGGCGTAGCTTCAACAACAAGTTTAACGATTGCAACAGGTTCACAAACATTTACATTGGCTAGTTCTAATCAAGGTGCATTTGCCGCAGGGCAACGCATTAGAGCATATTATCCAGTAACACCAACTATGTTTATGGAAGGTGTAGCCACAACAGTTAATTCAACAACTATTACAATCAATGTTGATACTACTGGCGGTTCTGGAAGTGCAACTGTATGGAACTTTAGTATTGCAGGATTAGTTGGTGTAACTGGCCCTACAGGTTCAACAGGGGCTACAGGTGCAACTGGTGCAGGTGTAACTGGCGCAACAGGTTCTACGGGTGCCACAGGAAACGCCAACTATTGGGATATACTATTATTTGGCGGTATGTGATATAATACTTAAGCCATGAAAATTGCCGTTTATAGCATAGCGCTTAATGAAATAAAGCATGTAGATAGATACATGCAAGCCTGTCAAGGTGCAGACTATATCATAGTTGCAGACACAGGCTCAACTGATGGTACACCTGAACGATTAAAAGAACTTGGTGCATCAGTTCATAATATCACAATCAAGCCTTGGCGGTTTGATGATGCTAGAAATGCAGCGCTGGCTTTGGTGCCAGCTGATGCAGATATATGCGTCATATTAGATTTAGATGAAGTGCCACAACCTGGCTTTTTTGACCAAGTGCGTAAGCAATGGAAAAAAGGTTCCGACCTTGGTTGGGTTACTATGGATACTGGTAGCCATTGGCAAAGAGATAGGCTACACAGTAGAAATGGTTGGCATTGGAAATACCCATGCCATGAAGTGCAGATTTGGTATGGCAAAGAGCCAGCAAAGCAATGTGAGATTAAAGATGCGATTATCTCCCATTTGCCAGACAATGATAAATCACGTGGGCAATATTTAGATTTACTTGAATTGTCAGTTAAAGAATATCCAACTGATCCACGCATGTGGACTTATATGACCCGTGAATATTATTTTCATCAAAGATGGCAAGATGTAATTAACTCAGCGCAAAAGATGCTTGAGTGTAGTAATGCTTGGGATGTAGAACAAGCAGCCGTTTGTAGATGGGCAGGAGAATCTGCACATCAATTGGGCAATGAAGAAGATGCTCGCAAATGGTATAACAAAGGTAAAGATATTCTCCCCACTCAAGGCGAGCCTTGGTATGGAATAGCAATAGATGCATACAGAAAAAACGAATGGGAAAGGTGCTTAGATGCGTCAATCAACGTCATCGAAAAGCCTCGCTCAAACCACTACTGCTACGAATCAGCTATATGGGATTGGAAGGCCTACGATCTTGCAAGCATCGCTGCCTACAATCTTAGACATATTGATGAATCTATCGTCTTTGCACAACACGCGTATAACGGACAAGGGCCAGAATCAGACCGTATTGGACGCAATTTAGAATTTTTTAAGAAGGTTAAAGATGAGCTTACATCAAATAAAAACCCATCCTGAATTTGTTGAAGGATGCTTTGGTTGCAAGATTAGTACCCTGCAATTAAACACAGGAGATGCTCATAAAGCAATGTCCCAAAAGAATTGGGATGCAGAATTAGACGCTTATGCAAATGCTCGCGCACAAGGCATACAACCATCTGGTACAACCATGAAGGCTATAGATGATGCGCTTAAAGCAAGTGATGTTATTGGCGGTGCATACAATGCAGAAACTATGCCAGCCGCCTCAGAAATTACCAAAGCATCAGGCAAGGTAATGAAAGAAACGGGGATAATGTAATGGCTAAGGGAATGGGTTTTGCCGCAGCGCAAAAATCAATTGCTAAAAAGTCTGGCGTATCAATGAAAAGTGCTGGAGCAATTCTTGCTTCATCTACTCGTAATGCATCACCAGCTGCAAAAAAAGCAAATCCAAATTTGAAGAAAGTAGCAATGCCTAAAAAGAAAGGTGGTAAGTAATATGTGCAAATCTTGTGGCTGTGATAAGAACATGATTGGAAAAGCATCAGACAAACTTACTGGCAAGCCAACTAAAACTCCTTATGGAGAATATGAAGGCGTTGGCGGAACAAAGAATAAATAATTAAACGGAAGGCAAATAGATGGCAAACTATGGTGGATTATCTACGACTTACCACTTGAATCGTTTGGCTGGCACTATTCTCAATGGCGTACCTCAATTAGATTTTGATGGTGCTGCTATTCAATGGGCTACCAACGTTATTCCAGGTCATGGTCAAACCAGAGCAATTGGTGCATTAAATGCCATCTATGCTTTTCGTAATGGCGGCAAGAATTACTATGAAGACGTTCCTGGTATATTAAATCTTCTTGCTGGCACTTATGGTATTGGCGAAGCAGAAGCAGCAGCAAGGATTGTATCTTAATGGCAACATTTGCAAACATAACTGATGAGACTATATTAGCCCTGACTGGTTATACTAACCGTCAAGATCAGGCTACTTATCTTATCGCTAACATGGCAGCTACTGACCTGTCATTTCAAGTATCAGATGGCACAGTATTAACACGCGGTTTAGTTGAGATTGATGATGAATTGATTTGGGTTGATTCATTTGACCGTACTTCTAACACCGCCACTATTGCTCCATACGGCAGAGGTTTTAGAGATACTACAGCAACTACACATACAGCAGGAACAAGAGTTACTATTGCACCTTCTTTCCCAAGAAGTGTTGTGCAACGTAATATCAACCTTGCTGTGCAAGGTGTGTATCCTGACCTATGGGGAACATATTACACAGACTTTACATTCCAAGCAGCGGTAACAACTTATCCAATTCCTAATGAAGCAATTGATGTTATTAACGTTTCTTGGCAAACAATTGGCCCATCTAAAGAATGGTTGCCAGTT